GCGCAGGGTTCGCCGGGCTTCGGCTTCGCGGCCGCGGCTGCGACGACCGGCGCGGCCGCGACAGGTTCAGGCGCCGCTGGAGCCTCAGTGGTTGCCGGCGGCGTTTCCGCCGATACGGCTGCGGGTTTCTGCGCCGCCGCAACGGCGGTCGGCGAAGCGCCGCTCAACATCTGGTCTTTCTGTGTCGTCATGGCTGACGCTCCTGTGTTCGCGGCGACCGCCGCCATTCGGGGTTGCGAATTTTGCGTGACCTGCGCCGTCAGGCTGGCCAGGACCTCGTCGAAGGTGCGGATGCCGTCGGCGAGCTTGGCTTCGACAGCGTCGCTGTCGGAATACACGGCGGCTTCGGTCGCAAGCGCATCCTTGGCGCTCATGCGGCCCTGGCGCCCGATGAGTTCGCAGAGCGCATCGCGGCAGTGGTCGACGCGGCCCTGAAATGCCGCCCGCGCTTCGCTCGAGAGCGCCGCATGCTCCCAGCCGTCCATCTTGCGTGTACCGGAAAAGACGGCACTGTATTTCAGGCCGCGTGCCTGATCCTGGACCGACTGGTCGATGTGGATCATCACCGCGCCGATCGAGCCGACCTGGGCAAGCCGCGGCAGATAGAGTTTTTCGGCCGAGCCGGCGAGCGCATAGGCGGCCGAAGCCGCCACCGAATTCGCGACGGACCAGACCGGCATCTTGGCGCGCCCCGCCAGAATCTGGTCGGCCAGATCAAGCATGCCGTCGACCTGGCCGCCCGGACTGTCGACATCCAGCAGGATGGCGCGGACGCGATAGTCGGATAATGCGGACTGGAGCGAGGCGCCGAGGCCCTCGTAGGTCGCAAAGCCGCAGGCCGCGGCGAGCCAGTCGAACCGCTTCGAAATCACCCCGGCGATCGAGAGGATAGCAATGCCGTCACGCGTCAGCGCATATTCGGACATGCCGTCGTTGGAGCGAACCTGCTCCACTTCGGCGCTTGCGAAAGCGCGTCCACGACGCGCCGCCTTCGCGGCTTTCTTTCCCGCATGGACTTCGATCCGCTCGCCGGCAAGCACCCGCTGCCCGACCGGTCCCTCGATGATCGCGCGCAGCGCGTTCGGCTCGATCGCATGGGCGCGGCCGAACAGCCGATCGGCGACGTTCGGATAGGCAATGTTCATCACTGTCGCTTTCTGGGCGCCTGCTGCGCTGTCTTCGACGGCCGGCCTGGCGGCTGCCCAGGCGCTTCCTCTTGGTCGTTGTCACCCTCGGCATCAGGCGGCGGCTCGCCAATGATGGTTCGCAGGCTTTGCGTACCCGAGAACTGGATGCCGAGACGATCGGCACGCGCGGCATCCTCGGCGATGCGCTGATCGACCTCGGCCGCATCGTTGCCCTCTTCCTCGATCACCTGCGACCGTGCCTTGAAGCCGGCATCGACGGCCAGGATCTCGGCCTGGCGATCCTTCAGCGGATCGATCCACATCCAGCGCGGAGGAATCCAGTCCATCCGCAGATAGTCGCGCGGATTGTCCGCATAGCCATCGAAGGCGAGCGCGCCGCCGATATGCGCGTAGTCCATGAATGCGCGAAACACGGGCAAGCAGAGCTGAACCACGATGATGTCCTTCTGCAGCGCCTCACCGCGCCGCCGCGCCTCGATCATCGCGGCGCGCTGATTGCCGTAATTGGCCTTCACCATGTCGCCGGTGACGCCGGCGTAAGGCAGGCCGAGCGCCGCGCAGACCCGGGTCAGGGTCCGGTACTGGAACGGCTCGTAAGATTGCCCACTGTCCGCCGGCGCCGCGGTCGTCACCGCTTCGCCCGGGAGCAGGACATGCGCCGAGCCCGGCTCGAGCTTGACGGGGGCGGCGTCATCGTCCGGGCCCGATGCGGATTTGTTTCCCGCGCTTGATGCGGGCTTCTTCTCGTTCTCAAAGAAATCGCCATCGGGGTCCGGGCGGGTGATGAACACCGAGAACAGCGCGGCGGTCTTCTTCCGCTCGAGCTCGGCGTCGTCGTAGAGGTCGAGCATCCAGAGCGTGACGATCGCCGGCGTCAATCGCGACAGGCCGCGGATCTGTCCGGCCTCCAGCGGATCGAAGATGTGCAGGACCTGGTTCGCCGGCACCCTCACCCGCTCGCCGAACTTGGGTGCCTGCGTGATATCGCCGGGATTGACGCGCCAGAAGTGATAGGCGACGCGCCGGCCGATCCTGTCGAACTCGATGCCTTGCCGAATCCAGTTGCCGTTGGAAAGCGGCATGGTGAGCCAGAGCGGCAACTGTTCCGACGGCAGCAGCTCGACCTGCAGGGGAATGGAGAGGCCGTCGGACATGTAGCGCGGGCGCAGGCGAACGAAGACCTCGCCCGCGATGAACAATTCCCGCGCAACGCGCTTCTGCAGGCCGTAGAAATTGGTGATGCCCTCGGCATCGGCCTCGGTCAACCTGTCCCACAATTCGTGGACGGTTTTTTTCTGATCCGAAGCCGCTTTCGCAGCCTGATCGGCGCCATCCTCCTCGACGTCAGGCACCGGTAGCGGCGATTTCCAGCTCGGCTTGATGCCTGCGCCGACCAGGTTGGAGGAAAAACATTCGACGGCGCTGAAGGCGTAACCATTGTTGCGCGCGAGATAGCGCGCCCGGGCGAGCGTGTTCGGCCCGGACTGGTTGATCAGCGTGTTGACGTGAACGCGTGACGGAATCCAGCTGCCCAGCCGGCGGCCCATGCGTCCGGCCTCGAGGCCGATGCCGTCGCTCAAGCTTCCGAAGGCCTGCGCGACCGCGGTGCCCGCGGCACGAAGCGCTTGTGCGGCGCGCGCCAGCATGCCTCAGAGGCCCTTGTGCGAGAAAAAGCGAGAGGTGCGGCGGATCGTCGTGCCGTTCAGCGCGGCGATATCCGTCTCGACGTCCTTGATCGCCGCCTGGAGCTCGGCGATCGAACGAAATTTCGACGAGCGGCCGGCATAGCTGATCTCCGATTTGCCGTTGGTGAGCGCCGACTTCAGCGCATCGAGACGTCCCTGCAGCGTCGGAAGGTCAGCGGGCATCGGTATCAATCCATGTAGCCGGAGCGCGTCGATCGGCGTGTGAATCTAGGAGCTGGCGCCGGTGCCTTTGATGGCTGAGGCGCCGGCTGGGGCGTTTGCGGCATGCCGAGCGACGTCAGCAGCGGCGCATCGAACAGTTCGGGCTGGCTCTCAGGCGGCGGCGTCTCGCGTTCGGCTTCGAGGCGGGCCCAGATCGCTTCCGGAAGCCCACGAACGCCGTATTTGATCGCTGCGGCCTCGGCCTGCAGCATCGTGTCGAGGCCTTCGTTGGCCTGCGTCTCGTCCTTGGTCCAACGATAGACCACGAAGCCGTGCCGCTTCTCCGGCGTGCGCCGCTCCGCGGTCAATTGCCGGAAATATTCGTCGTCGAGCCCCCGCGGAAACGCGACAAAGCCCTGGGCGAGCGGATCGTCCTTTGCCAGGTTGCGATACAGCGCCATTTTCAGCACCGAGGTGCCGAAATTGAAGAACCGCTTGGCGTATTTCAGCAGCTTGCCGGTGCGCTGGTTGCGTTCCTTCTTCACGCGGGCAAGCAGTGGCGCGGTATCGGAGCCGAGGCCGCGCACCATGATCAGCTGCGACGAGTGATGCTTCCTCGCAAAGTCCCAGACATCCTCCGTCCAGGCATTGCCGTCGATCGCGGCGCCGTCGATGCCGATTTTCTGGCCGGCGGCGTTGGTCCAGGTCTGCTGTAGCAATGCCGTCAACCGTTCCTGGCAAGTCGCTTCCGAGATGTGGCCGGGTATCACGACATAGTCGATCACGAAGCGGCGGTGATCCCGGCCAAACGCGACGAGTTGGGCTTCGACGCGGTCGAGCTGGCAATCGAAGCCGAAGAACAATAGCAGCGCGCCGGCTGGGATCGTGCCACGCGGATAGTCGGACTGCGCGGCGCGATCGCGGAGCTTCTCCCATGGCGGCGCCTCGCTCGCGGCCTTGTAGGCCTCGCCGGCGGTATCGTTGAGGAACGTCTTTTCAGCCTCGGGGTCGCCCTTGGCCCTCAGCCATTCCCGCGCGATGCGCTCGAATGACTGGAGATAGGAATAGGCCGACCATATCCAGAACGAGCGATGCTCGCGCTTTGCCGCGGGATTGTGCGCGCGAAACTCCAGCCGCTCCAGCATTTGCCGGCGATGATGTTCCTCGATCGATGCGCCGCAGGCGACGCAGGTGAAGTGCGCCTCTTCGGGTTTGGCCGGATCGAGCGCCGCGTGCATGTTCTGCCATTCCAGCACTTGCATCTCGTCGCAGTGCGGGCATGGGACGTAAGGATATTCCTGGCTGCCGGCCTCGAAGCTCTTGGTGATCCTGCAGCCCGGCAAGACCAGCGGCGTCGACGCCTTGAGGATTTTCGCGAACTCATGCGCCCGCGATCGGCTGTCCGCCTGCGATTCCGGATCGCCGGCGGCGTTCATCTCCCACTTCGACAGATCGTCCTGCACCTGGCGCCGCATGGTGACCTGCGAAAGTGATGACGGCGAATTGGCGCCGGAGATCAGGATGGCGCCGAGGCCGTCGCAATGTTCCTTCAGCAGGACGCTGTTTGAGCCGTCCCGCGATTTCTCCGGAAACAGCCCGCGCAAGGAGGCCGTACCCTTCAACATCGGCGAGAGCTTCGGCTTCGACCAGCGGCTCGCATTGTCGTCGGTTGGATGAACCACCAGAAAATCGCATGGGTCCATCGCCATCGAGCCGCCGAGGAAGATGTTGGCGATGACGGCCTTGCCGATCTGCGCCGAGCCCGCGAGCGTCACCACGCGGCACGGATCTTCCGGCGAAAGCGCGCCGAGGATCGGAGCGACATGCGGAAACCGCTCGACATTGAACGGCCCCGGGAACGGGCTCTCCCGCTCGCTGAAGACGATGTTGTCCTTCGCCCACTCGACATAGTCGACCACAGGCGGCGGCTCGAAGACGCGCGCGGCGGCCTCCAGCGCCAGGCGCGCGGCGTTCGCGATGTGGATGCACATTGGTTAGGAAGACGCGGCTTCGCGCATGTCACAAGGCGATTGGGAGAGGTATCAGGCGCCTAAGAGCTGCGACAATAATACGCAAATGGCGTGCGTGACCTCCAGATCCGCTAAATTGCCGCGGGTGTGGCTTTCGCTTAAACTACGAGTTGTACCAGCTTCGTCCGACTTTAATTGGCTACCTCTCAGAGCGGGGTCTGCCTTGAGTAGCTCGTGGGAACGGTGGAGGGAGCAATGTTCGGTTTTTTCAGAAGGAGCGGCAATGCCTCGCGTACCAGCGGCAACGACCCGCCCACCTACGAGTTTATTTTGGATGGACTCGAAAAGCGGCAACAGGCGCTCGATGACGGAGAAAAGCGGTCTGCTAACGAGAAACTTGGCGAGAGGGTGAGAGAGCTGGCGACAAAAGTGAACGATCAATATGTGGCACAACACCCCGGGGCAACCACACAGGCGTCTGCCGGTGGACCAACCACACAGGCGGAACTCGGACGTACTTTGCATGGGATTATGACACGACTCGGCGAACTTGAAGCCGATCGTCTCGTCCTGCCACCCAGCCTGATCGAGCGTCAACGGTTTCGCGATAACGAGCTTTCCGTCTGGAGGAAGACGCCGGAAAAAATGGCGGACCTACGCTACCTTGGCGTCTGGGGGCATTACGACCCTCGCGACGCGCGCAAGAGCGATTGGCGGGTAATTGAAGCAAACCGCTTCATTATCAAAGGCCAAGAGGAAGCAGATGCTAGTAGAGAGCGATGCTGGGCAATTGCCGGAATCATTGTCGCGTTTGCAGTAGGGATGGTCGCCGCGGGCGCTGCAGTGCTGGCCATTCCAACCAAAGACAGTATCTTTTGCCAAACCATAGGTAGTTGCGATAAAGGTCAGGACAAGCCGGATGCCGTGTCTGCCTTCGCTACGTCCTAGTCGATGTCAGGCAGCTCAGAATCGACGACGGGGGCCAAGTCGGTCGCCATATCGCGGAATGCTTTCGCAGCAGTCGCCCTCACCTTCCGGAACTCCGATCGCAGAAGATGCAGTACGTCACGTTGCGGAATTTCGAACCGCGCCG